CGCCGCGAAGGTCACCGCTGCCTACTGTTCCCCGCGTCCGATCAGGGACGGCGCTGGAAGTGGCGGAACTGGCCTGGATCGGTGAAGGCGTTTCGCGCGAAACGGCGCTGAGCATTCCCGCCGTGGCCGCCTGTCGAAACCTGATCGTGGGCACCGTCGTCCAGCTCGACCTGTTCCGCTACCGCGGCGGCGATCGCCTACCGTCCGATTTCCTGCTAACGCAGCCCGACCCGTCCACGACGCTGCCGGCCACGATCGGCGGCACCACCGATGACCTGGTTTTCTATGGCTGCGCCTACTGGCTCGTGCTCGACCGTGACAGCGAAGGCTTCCCGCGCCGCGCTCGCTGGACGCCGGTTTCTGACGTCACGCCGGAAATGTCGTCCAGCGGCGGTTCCTACTCTGCGCTGCGCGGCTACCGAATCGCCGGCGTGGATGACCTTGTGCCGCATGGTGACGTCATCCGCTTCGATTCGCCTATTCCTGGCGTGTTGGACGTCGGCGGCCGAACGCTGGCGGGCGCCCTGGAAACCTACGCCGCGCAACGCCGCTTCGCCGGCGTGGAGCTGCCCGCCGGCACACTCACAAACGAAGGCGCGGAGCTGGGGCCGGACGAAGCCGCCGAAGTCCTGGCCGAATTCCAGGCGGCGCGCCGTGAAAACGGCGTGGCCTTCCTCCAGGGGCTGAAGTACGCGCGCGAACAGCTTTCGCCGGCTGACCTGCAACTACTGGAAATGACGGATTCGATCGCCACCGAAGTGGCGCGGCTGTTCAATGTTCCGGTGGCGATGATCGGCGCCAGCCCTTCAGGCAACGCCAGCGCTCTGCTCTATTCGAACCTGTCTCAACAGCTCGCCATTCTGGTTTCGAGCGCGGTAGCGCCGCACCTGGTCACGATCGAACAGACTTTGACGAACGCCTACCCGCGCGGCACTAGCGTGGCCTTTGACGTTCAGACCTTCCTACGCTCTGACCCGCAAGCCGCCGCAGATTATGCGATCGGGCTGCTAGGCGCCGACGTGATTAGCCGCGGCGAAGCGCGGGCGCTGCTCGGAATTCCATCGGCACCGCCGCCGGCGGCTGACCTGACACCTGGAGGCTGAAAAACCATGCTGCGTTTCGAAATGGACGTGACCGCCGCCGACGTTGTGACGCGCACGATCGAAGGCGTCATCGTCCCTTACGGCGAAACGGGCCGAATCAACGGCGTCAATTACCGCTTCGCCGCTGGTTCGATTCGGCCTCGCGCCCGCGTTCCGCTGCTACTTGACCACGATCGCGGCCGGCCTGTTGGCGTCCTGGCCCAGCTCACCGACTCCCCCGCTGGTGCGCTCGGGCGGTTCCGCGTGGACGCCACGCCGGCCGGCGACGAAGCGCTACTCCAGGCGGCGTCAGGCTCGCGCGGCGCCTTCAGCATCGGCGCCGAAGTGGTGCAGGCCGCGGAAGCCGCCGGCGGCATCGTGGAAGTCACCGAAAGCGTGGTCTGTGAAGTGTCTCTGCTCAGCATGGGCGCGTTCGATTCCGCGCAGGTGCTCAGCGTGGCCGCCGAAGCTGACCCGCCGCCTGACCCGCTCGGGCCGCCGATTCCGCCCGACGCTGAGCCGGCACCGGACGAAGACGAAGACGAAGACGAAGACGCTGAGCCGGCGGCTGATCCGGCCCATGGCCAGCTCGCGCTGGACGAAGACGAAACCGAAGACACCGAACGAAAGGACGCCATGAACGTGGAAGCCACCGCGCCGCCGATGATTCTGGCCGCGCACGATCGCCAGCCGGTGAACCTGAACGCCGGCGAGCTGGTCACGAAGATGATTCAGGCCCAGCATGGCGACCGCGAAGCGCTGCGCTTCCTGGAAGCCGCGCTGGCGGAAACGATTTCCACCGACGTCACCGGCCTCCTGCCGCCGCAGTACGAACGTTCGGTGATGGGCGCGAAGGACACGCCGCGCCCGCTTTACACCACGTTCCGCGGCCGGCCGCTTCCCGGCGTCGGGCTGCTTATCAACAAGCCGAAGTGGACGACGCCGCCGGATGGCACCTGGGCCGCGACCGTCGACGCCGACGCCACGACGTCCAAGGTGGTCATCGGTGCCGATTCGGCTTCGATCGAACGGTGGGACTGGGCCGGCGCGATTTCCTGGGTCGTGGTTCAGCGCTCTGACCCGTCGATTGTGGACGAGATTTATTCGGCGGCGGTGCAGGACTTCTACGGTGACGTGGAGGAACGGATCGCGGGCTTGCTCAGCCTGACCGCGGCCGGCGGCGCCTCAACGATCGGCGGCGGCATCGCTGACTTTTTCAGCGCGAACAGCCGAAACCCGGAAGTCATCGTGGTCTCACCGGACGTCTGGGGCGACCTGGCCGACGCCGGCGCGCTGGACAACTACGTGGCCGCCGGCGGCGTCAACGTGGACACCGACGGGCTGACGTCCAGCTACGCCGGTCTTCCTATCGTCGCGTCGGGCGCGCTCGCCGCCGATTCGCAGTACCTGGCCACGAAGCGGGCGCTGGACGTTCGCACCACTGAGCCGGTGCGGCTGACCGCGAACGCGATCGGCGCTCTGAACGTGGAACTGGCGGTGGTCGGTGAAGCGCTGTTTGACGTCGATTACCCGTCCGAAGTCCTGAAGCTGGCGGGCGGCGTCATGGCCGCGTCGGCTGCCGCGAAGGCTCGCGCGAAGGCGAAGGACAACAGCTAGAGCGTGTCTGACTGGCTTACACCTGAAGACGTCGGCGCCTATCTCGACCTGATCGAAGCGAACGTGGCGACCGATGACAATCTGGCGCTTTCCACCGCGGCGGTCAAAGCCGCGGTGGAGCGCCGGCGCTCAGACCTGGACTTCACCGATTCGCTGACGGTGCCCGCCGACGTCAAAGGCGGCGCCGTTATATGGGCTGGCCTGATCTACCAGACCCGCAACGCGCCCAGCGGCTTCGCCGGCTACGGCGACGAAACCACCGTCTACGATTCGCTGGGCGCGCGCCGCGCGGAAGTCATGCGAATGATCGGCTGGCGCCGGCCGGTGCAGGCGTGAGCGTCACTGAGCCCTTTTCGCCGGCGATCCGCGCCCGCTCAGCGGTGCTGGCGATGCTCCAGGCCGAACAGATCGAAGCCACGCGCGACGTCGGCGCGTTCTTTCCGCAGCCGTTCGGTGTCCTGGTCGGGCTGCCGGCGCTGACTGGCCGCGGCCTGTTCTCTCGCACCTACGAAATCCCGGTGCTGGTCGTGTCAGGCGACCCGCTGAATTCAGACCTGGCCACCGATCGGCTCTACACACTCGCCGACGAATGCGCGCGAGCGCTCGCCACCGACACCTACCGGCCCAGCTCGTGGCGCTCCAGCGTGAACGCCGAACCGCTGCCGGCGATCGAATTGACTGTTACCGCCACCGTCACCGAACTGGAGGACTGATCTATGCCATTCGCAGACTCGCGCCAGGGCGTCGGAACCCTGACGCTGGACTCAAACGAATTCAACACTCAGGCGGCGGCGGTTCGGCTCACACCGTCGATTGACTCGGAAGACGGTACGCCGACGCTGGCGGTTCCTGATCCGGCGCCGAATTCAAGCGTGGCCTGGGCGCTGAATATCGACGCGATCCAGGACTGGGAGAACGCCACCGGCATCGTGAACTTCCTCATGGATAACGCGCTGAGCGAAGTGGCGTTTACCTGGACGCCGCTCACCACCGACGGCACGAGCTACGCCGGCACCGTCCAGATCGTGCCCATGGAAATCGGCGGTGACGTCGGCGTCCAGGTGGTCACGAGCGTGGAGCTGCCGCTGGTCGGTGAGCCGACGCGCACCGACGGCGCCACCGGCATGACCACGAAGGCGAAGCGCGAAAAGGTGGCCGCGTGATTCGGCTGACTGGGACGGTCGAATACGAAGACGGCACCGCGGAGGATTTCGAAACCGGTTCGGCGGCGCTCGCGGCCTATGAGCTGTACGCGCTTCGCCACGGCTATCCGATCGGCACCGCGGCACCGCCGATGCTGTCTTCGCTCGTGGTTGCCCATCACGCGCTCGGGAAGGCTGAAGGCTTCGATACCTGGCGGGCGAAGGTTTCCGGCGTGGAGCTGAACGCCGGCGGCGAAAACGGGACGGGCGCCGTCCCTCCTACCCTGCCGGAACCGTCCTGAGAATGCGCCTGGAGCTGGCGCTGGCGCTCGGCTGGTCACTGGAAGCGATCGAAGCGCTGGACGATCGCGAGCTGGCCACGCTGGTCGACCTGCTGAACGAGCGGGCGGCGCGGCGTGGCTAAAGGCGTGGAAGTGGAAGGGCTGGTGGAAACGCTGGCGGCGTTCAAAGCGCTGGACGCCGATCTACGCGCGGAAGCGAATTCTGAGCTGCGAACGGCGGCGCGCCAGGCCGCCGGCGTCCTGGTCGGCCAGCTCCAGCTCGCCGCCGCCGGCTCAGGTGTTCCGGTGGCGCCGCGCGTGGCCGGCTCTATCAAAGTCAAGAACGATCGGATTCCGGCGGTGCAGATCGGCGGTTCTAAGCGTGTCGGCCGCCGTGGCGCGCCCGCGTCGGCGCTGCTTTGGGGAAGCGAACACGGCGGCCACAATTTCGCCGCCGCGGCCGGCGGTTCCTACTGGATTCAGCCGACGGTTCAGGCGTTCCAGCGTGACGAAGCGGTCACGATCTATAAGCGCGCCATAGTCGACCTTCAGAAACGGCATGGGCTGATCTAGTGGCCGGCCCTGGGAACATTCTGATTCGGATCGGCGCCGAAGCCGGCCAGGCCATTTCCGAAATGGGCAAGGTCAATCAGTCGCTAGGCGACACGATGACCACGAGCGAAAAGATGGGCGCCGGCTTGCGGAAAGCCGCGCTGCCCGCGGCGGCGGCGCTCGGCGCGATCGCCGTGGCCGGCGTCGGCGCCGCCAAAGCCGCCATGGAAGACGCCGCCGCCCAAGAACACCTGGCCGGCGTCCTGGAGCGCGCCGCCGGCGCCACTGACGCGCAGGTAGCCGCCACCGAAGACTGGATTTCGAAGACGGCGCTGGCCACCGGCGTGGCCGATGACGAACTACGGCCGGCGCTGGAAAAGATCGTGACCGCCACCGGTGACGTCACGAAGGCGCAGGGGCTGATGGGGAGCGCGCTGGACATTGCCGCCGCCAGCGGTAAATCGGTGGACGCCGTTTCGGTGGCGATCGCGAAGGGTTACACCGGCCAGACCGCCGCGCTGGAGAAGATGATCCCTGGGCTGAGCGAAGCCGCCAAGAAATCGGACGATATGAACGTGATCATGGGCGAGCTGGCGACCCTAACCGGCGGCGCCGCCGCCGAATCCGCCGGCACCGCCGCCGGCCAATTCAAGATTTTCCAGCTTCAGATGGCCGAACTTCAGGAAACCTTGGGCGCCGCGCTGCTGCCGGTGATTGACGCGCTGCTGCCGCTGCTTCAGAGGCTGGGCACCCTCGCTGCCGAAAATACCGGCGTGGTGAAAGTGCTGGTGGTGGCGGTGGCGGCTTTGAGCGCGGGAATTCTGGTCGCAAACGGTGTCCTGAAGGCTTACGCGGTCTTCCAGATGCTGTTCGTGACTCAGACGAACGGCATGACTGTCGCTCAGCGCGCTTTGAACCTGGCCATGAGCATGAATCCGATCGGGCTGGTGATTCTCGCGGTCACCGCGCTAGGTGTCGCGCTCGTGATCGCCTACCAGAAATCGGAAACGTTCCGCAACATCGTTCAGGCTGGTTTGAACGCGGTCAAAGGCGCCGCGCAGGCGCTCGCCGGCGCCTTCCAGTCGGTGCTCGGCGCCGCCCAGTCTGCGTTCAACTGGGTAACCGACCACTGGAAGCTGGGCCTGTTCGCGCTCGGGCCGATCGGTGCGGCGATCGCGCTGCTGGCATCCAACTGGGACAAGGTGCGCGCCGCCGCCGGCCAGGCGGCCGACGTCATGGCCGGCGCGATCCGCGGCGTGGCTTCCGCGGTCGAATCGGTGATTTCGGCGGTGGAGCGCCTGCTAGGCGCTATCTCCCGGATCAAGATTCCGCACCTGCCTGACCTGAACCCGTTTACGGCGTCGGTGCCGGCGATCGCCGGCCTGAGCGCGAATCCTCGAGCTGGCGCCAGCACGAGCTCAGCCGCGCCGGCCATCGTCATAAACGTGACGGGCGCGATCGACCCGGAAGGAACCGCGCGCGCGATAGAGCGCGTCCTGCGCGGCCACAATCGGCGCCAGGGACGGCTCTAAGTGTGGATTACCGCGGTCACGCTGGACGGCCTGGCGCTGGAGCTGGACGGCATCCTGGCCGACGTCACGATTCGCCACGGCCGCGCCACGATTGACGACGGGCCTACCGCGTCCACGATCCAGCTTCGCCTGCGGAACATGACGCGACCGTTCACCGGTGACTTCCGCGTGGGCGTTCCGCTCACCGTCGACGCCGACGGCGTTCGCCGCTTCACCGGCCTGGTCACCGATGCGAGCCTGGACGATGACGTGCTGACGGCGATCGGCGTGGGCGTCCTGGCCACGCTTTCGCGCTACCCGATCGGTGCGGCGCCGTGGCCGGCTGAACAGTGGTCGGCGCGTGTTCAGCGCGCCTTCGCTGAAGCCGGCCTGACTGACCTTCTGGTGCTCCAATATGACGATGACTTTGACCCTGTTCTGATCGCTCGCGGCACCGTGGAAGAACCGCCTGAGCCGGTGTCGCTCTACGCCTACCTGCAAACGCTCGCCACCGACGTGGGCGCCGCGATCGCTGACACGCCGGACGGAAAGGTGCTGGTGCAGGCGCTGAACGCGCGCCTGAAGCTGTCCACGCTGACCTGGGCAACAGCGCCGGCCGGTGTCGCCTGGAACGAAGTAGACCCTGGCCTGGCCTGGGAAGACGCCGACGCGCAGGAAGACCTAGACCCTGCCGCCGGCCGGCCTCACGTCGTGGTTGACCCGGCTGATGTTCTCTACGTTCCGGTCTGGGAAATGGTGGACGAAGTAGAGAACCTGTCGGAAGTCGGCTACGGCGATGACCTGAGCGTGACGGCGGCTGAGCCGGCGTCGGTGGCGCTCTACGGCGAACGGCCAGGCGGAATCACTACGCAGCTCGCCGGCCTGGCCGACGCGACTCAGCGCGCCAGCGAACGAGTCACGCGGCGCGCCTTCCCGCGCTGGGTCATCCGTTCGGTGCCGCTGTTGCGCGGCTACCCGTCCCTGACTGTTGGCCAGGTGGTCGACCTGACAGGCTTTCCGCCGGCGTCACCCTACGAAGACTGGTCACCGGTGCTGGAAGGCTGGACTGACACGATTGACGGTGACCTGTGGCTGTGTGAGCTGGCGGTAACCGACCCGCTGCTTTCCGGTGTCGCGCTGCTCTGGACAACCACGCCGGCCGATCTCGCCTGGAACGAAGTAGACCCTGGCTGCTCCTGGGCGGAAGCCACGGCGCTGGGCGCGCTCACAACTACCGAAAGGATGCAAGCGAATGCCTGACACCACGTTTGGATTCACCTATCCCGCGGCGACTGACGCGGTGGCTCAGGGCGCCGCCGCGATTCAGGCGCTGGCCGAAGACGTCGACCGCCGCCACGGCATCGGCACGACGCTGCCGGCGTCACCGGTAAACGGCCAAGAATTCGTGCTGGTCGACTCACTGACCGCGCCAACCTATGCCTGGCGGCTTTGCTACCTGGCCGGTATCTCGGACGCGAATAAATGGGTCTATATCGGTGGCTCGCCGCTGCGCGCCGAACTGCTCAACAGCGAATCCACGGCATCCACCACGCCGGCCGATCCGACGACGCCTGGGCCTAGCGTGACTGTTCCGCGCGCCGGCCTTTATGACCTAGCGTTTGGCGCCGCGCTTTACAACGGCACAAACGACGTCTGGAGCTACACCGCGCCGAAGCTGGGCGCCGCGGCGACGTCTTCAAACGACGGCGCGTTTATGCGGGCGCGCGCCGGCGACTGGATTAGCGTGGCTCGCGCGATGCGCCGCGCGCTCGCCGCCGCCGACGTGGTGAAGCTTCAGTATTGGGTTTCGGCGGCGTCTACGTGCCAGCTTGAAAAGCGCTGGCTGGAAGCGCGCCCGGTTCGGGTGGCCTGAATGCTGGCGGGCCTTTGGCCTTCACCGATCGTGGAAGTGGCTTCCGCGATCGTGGCGGTGGTCGTGGTCGGGCTGTTGCGGCTCGTGTTCAGGCTGGCCGAACGGGTGGCGCGGCTGGAAGGAATCGTGGAGCGCCTGAACGGCGGCCGGCGGTCTGGCCGGTGAGCCTGTTACTGTCCCGGTTTCCTTCGAATCCAAGGGGTGCCCTATGGAACAGATAGCCGGCCAGATTCGTCTAGCGCTCGTGACGGCGGGGCTGAAAGCCGCCGCCAGGCTCGAACGGCTCGAACGGCTCGAACGCGCCAGCGGCGGCGATCGTGACCACGCCGAACGTGTCGCCGCCGACGTCGACCGCCTGGCTTCCTGGCGGGACGTCGATAAGCCTGACCTAGACGGTTACGGCGGCTTCCAGCGGTGAAAAGGGCTCAGCGTGAGATACTGAAGCGCGGCGGCGGCGCGCCCGCCGGCGGTTTCGCCGCTTTCCCGCCGGTTCCCCGTCGTCGCCGCCGCCGCTGGTCTGGCTCGCGCGTCATTCCGCACCGGCCTGGCCGGCGCCTGTCTGACGGCGTGGTGCTGTTGGCGGCGCTCGTGGTCGTGCTGGCGCTCGCGAGCGCCGCTGAAAGCGCGCCGCTGACACCGCGAGCCGCGATATGCCAGGTGTTCCGGCCCTGCGCGCCGGCGCTTCGTGTCGCCGCCTGCGAGTCGGCCGGCTGGCGGCCAGGTGAGCGCCTGCGGTTCTACACCTACGCGCTCGGCGCCGCCGGCGAGCGCGGCCTATTCCAGATCCATCCGGTTCATTTCGGCTGGCTGAACGAACAGCGGCTATTTGACCCGCTCTATAACGCTCGGATTGCCTACCGGCTGAGCCGTGGCGGCACGAGCTGGCGGCATTGGACGTGCCGGCCCTAGTGGCGGTGCTGCCGCCTGTCTCTGCTCGCGGCGCCGCGCTCGCTGTCCTGGGCCTGGAAGCTGTCGCCCAGTATGACCGCGTGGTGACCTTCCAGACGAAGTTCGGTCACGCGCTCGAACGCGCCTACGCCGACGCTGTAGGCGGGCGCGTCGGCCGGCCTGGTGAACCTGACGTGCTGACCCGCCACGGCGGCTTCGAATTCTGCACCGGCGCGAACACGAAAAACAGCGCCGGCGCCGCCGCCCAGCTCGCGAAGGTCGGCGCCGGCCGGATCGTTCAGGTGCTCGGGCTGCCGCGCGCCGGCCGAATGTCGGGCGCCGAATTCCTGCGCCTGCATGGCGTCCACGATCCTGCCGGCACCGCCGCCCAGCTCGCTCTGGACGCGGCGGCGATCGCCGCCGGCCTCGTGCAACTAGAGCTGGAGCTGGTCTGAATGGCCTGGCATGACGAACCCTACCGCGGCGCGCCCATGGTCGACCTTCCCGGCTTCCCGCGCTCGCTCTACCCGCCCGATGCGCCCGCCGCCTATCCGGCTTCGATCGACGGGCCGGACGTGCTGGCCTACAAACGCACCGTGAGCCGCCTGGGCCGCTGGCCCTGGGGCAACTTTGACGACGCCTTCAGTAACGGCTTCAGTCACGGCAAAGCCGGCGGCATGGTCAAAGACTCGGGCGTGGCCGGCGTCCAGCGCCAGGCCCGGATGGAACCTGACAGCGGCTGGATTGGCCGCGACACGTTCAACCTGTTGCGGTCGGTGCTCGTGCCTGAAGGGCTGCCGAACGCCGGCCAGTACGCCATGGACGCCACCGCCCAGTCTTTGCTCGTGGATGCCTGGGATTTATTCCAGGGCCAAGAAATCCCGCCGGCGTCCAGCTCTGCCGCCGCGCGGCTGGCGGAAGCAAAGCGCCATATCGGTCTGAAGGAATCGCCGGCCGGCTCAAATAAGCAGAAATTCGGTGATTGGTACGGCATGAACGGCCAGCCGTGGTGCGCGATCTTCTGCACCTACTGCGATCAGAAAGGCGGCCGGCCCAGCGCCACCTTCGTGCGCGGCGCCCGCTTCGCCTACGTGCCCTATATGACCGCCGACGCCGCGGCGGGCCGAAACGGACTCAGCTTCACCGATGACCCGAAACCCGGTGACCTGGTGGCCTATGACTGGGAACTAAATAACGATCCAGACCACGTAGGAATTTTCGAGCGCTGGGAGAACCGCGCCACCGCCACCTTCGTGGCGATCGAAGGAAACACGAGCGTAGAAAACAATTCGAACGGTGGCCAGGTCATGCGTCGGACGCGCACCGGCTCGCCGGCCATGTTCCTGCGAGTACGTGAGCCGTAGCTACGCCACCGACGCCGGCGAGCTGACGCCGCGGATGCGCCAGGTGGTCGCCTGCGCCGCGTCAGGCCAGACAGTCGGCCAGACCGCGCTCGCGCTCGGAATTTCGCCGGCCACCGTCCGAACGATCCGCGCCGCCACGATCGCGCGCACCGAATCACCGAACTGGCTCTGTGCGGTGCTGAGCGCCCGCGAGCGCGGCCTGGCATGACCCTGGCATGGTCGCCTAGGTTCGCGCCCGCTCGCGCTCCAGCCGCCGCCAGGCGCGCCGTAGGGTATACACTCTGGCGCTATGGCCATCTACGATTCAGCGAAGCGCCGGCGAGCCGTCCGAAAGGGCCGCGAGCGCGGCGCCTGGGTCTTCATTCCCGCGGTGGAGCTGGAAGCCGCCGGCATAGACCCGCAAGGCGATCCACCGTTTTACCGCGTCTGGTCGAAACCGAAAAGAACGGTCTTCGTCCAGCTCTACCGCGAGCCGTGAGCGCGGCCGGCGCCGGCGCTCTCGTCCCTACGGGTCTGGCTGGTGTGGCGCGCGAGAGCGTCGATCATCGGGGCTCGTCGGACGCCGGCGCCGGCGCCGGCGCTGAGCTGGCCGCGTGAGCGACATTTACGAGCACCACGACTGGGCGCGCGTGGAAGCGCTGATAAAGACGTGGCCGGCTGCTACTCGGATCGCGCCTGACGCGCTCGCCGGCTATATGCAGGCGCTGATTTATCCGAATGGGCGCGATCGCGCCGCGCGCACCGATGACCCGCTGGCGCTGGAGCGGGCGCTACTGGAGCTGATCCAGGAAGACACGACGGGGAAGCGTCCACCGATCGGCGCCGTGGTCGAACGCCTGGCGCTTCACCGTCAGGAAACGCGGGCGCTCCACGAGCGCTTTGACCGCGAAGCTGAGCCTGACGGCGGGCCGCCGGCTGACTGGGTGGTGGCTCACGCTGTCGCGCTCGGCGGGCCTGAGCTGCCGCTGGTGCTCGCGTCGGCGCGCCGTCATGGGCGCCCGCTCGCGCCTGAGCATGACCCGCGCGCCTGTCCTGCCTGCTATGTCATCCAACGCCGGCGCGAAACCGAAACCGCGCTGACGGTTCACTACGGCTCAGGCTGGAATCACAACGGTGAAGCGCTGGACAAATGGGCCCAGTTCGAACAGGAACTAGAGGCTGAATTCCAGGCGCGTGTTACCGCTCTACTGGAGCGCGACCGAAAGGACTAAAGCGGAAGCAGGATTAGGCCGGCCTTTGTCTGAGATTGGTACGCGAGTCCATCGGGATAAAGGAACCTTCACCGCACCATAGCTTTGCGCGGCGCTTTGCGCGCCGGATTACGTTTCGCTTTACCGCGAGCGTAACGCACGTTTGGCTTCAGGTCTTCGCCGTTTCGCGCGGAGCGTCAAGCGTAGTCCACAGAAACGGCGCCGAATGTCCTGAAAGGCTAGAACGGTGCTCGCTTACGCTCGCGCTCACTGGCCAGGAAAAGGCGGCTGGTAAAATGTCGGCATGGATTACTTCACCACGCGCCGGCTCTGGTTCAGCGTTCGCGCCTGTTCAAGCGCCGGCTGTCGCCGGCGCGCTCACACCGAATGGGTCGCCGGCGAGCGCGTCTATCGGCGTCTGTGCTCGCGCTGTCTGCCGCGCTACCGCGCGCACCGCGCCCGCCGGTTGCGGGACGCGGTGCGCTTCCTACGCTGAGCGCCTAGCGCTCGGTCTGGCGCTCGTGTTCCTTGCGTTCGGTCTGGTGTTCGATCGCTTCGCGCTCGGCTTCCTGCTGCTGTTCGTAGCCAGGCTCGCCTGGCTGCTTCGGCGTCACTTCCTCGGTGGTCACCGTTTCGGTGTGTGTCTCTGTCTCGCGGTCTGTCATGCGTTTCCACCTTTCGATCGTTGGCGCTTACTGTTGCCCAGCCCATGCTCGCGCTAATCTTCGGTCGCTATGGCTAAGGCTCACGGTCGACCGTGGCGGGCGCATATCGCGCGGCTTATGCCTGAGCTGTTGGCGCGCTCGGGTGGCTGTTGCGAGCTGTGCGGTGGCGCCTTCGATATGGACGCGCCGCCGCGCTCAGCGCGCCGGCCCAGCGTAGACCACACCGTTCCTGTCCACGCCGGCGGCGAGCACCTGCCGCCGATAGATG